TTAATAAAGAGGACGGACAGATGATTAATTTAACGAATAAGCCAGAAGGTGCGACGCATTACGCTGGCGGGTATAAAGATGGTCCTTGCTTAGTTTTTTACATGCAAAAGGATTTTATATGGATGTATAGATATTTAGAAAGCGAGCAGTGGACGGTATGCCATATAGGGCCAGGGCTTGAGCCGATAGAAATACCTGATTGGTCCATCTACAACAACACCATGCCACTATCAGGGCTATCAGATGAGCAGCTTGGGCAGTTACTTAGGCATAATATAAATGATGGCAATATTGAGTATAAATCTGTAGATGGCTGGATTCATCCTCCTGTATGGGTTAGTTCTGGCGTATACAGAGCCAAGCAAAAGTCTGAGCGTGAATTGTTTGAGGAGGCATTAATAAACGCTATTGGTGATAACGCGCTTAGTATAGCGGATGATTTATTTGACGCTGGATTTAAAGCGCCAAAGGTTGGTGAGTGATGAGCAACGACCTATGGCGTACACCAAATGAAGTAATCGATTACATTCAATCACGCTTTGGCACTATTGAACTTGATTTATGCGCAAGCGATAAAGGCCATGTATGTGATGAATACCTGAGTACTGATGATGACTTTCTGGATGATGTTAATATCAGCATATGCAATGTTGGTGTTGGGTCTCTTTGCTTTTTGAACCCGCCATATTCAAACCCGCTACCATTTGTTAAGCAGGCTATTGAGTGGAGTCAAGCAGGCTATGCAGTGGCGGGCATCCTAAACAACGATCCATCAACTAAGTGGTACGTTGAGCTAGAAGCTAATGCAGCAATCATCATGCCTATCATTGGTGGCGGAATCGCATTCTTAGACGATAACGGCGATCCGATAGGTAGCAACAACAAGCCACAGTTAATGTTTTACCTAGCGCCATTTGGTAGCAAGACTAAATCAGTAGAGCATGTGCATATTGATAAGATTTATCCTAATGGTAAACCTAAAAAGAATAAGGTAGCAAAATAATGAAAACTTGGGATGATTGGAGTTGTTTTGATTTGAGTTTTGCTGTGGCGAAGCTGCATCAGCCGAACAACGATAAAATACAAGTTATATCTGGCAAAGTTTGCGTTGGCGCTTTAGGTGGCCACACGGATGACAGTTATACGTTTGTTTATTTTGACATTAACTCATGGGCGGATATGGGGCCGATTATTTTTTCTAAAAACATCAGCATCATAAATATAAAAAACACTACACAATGGTTTGCGTGTGCTGATGTTGAATTTGAAAACATATGTATGTCACCAGATGGAAACGATTCAGGCATTAGTTCTATGAGTACTAATCACGCATCGTATTGCACTAAACCATTAAGAGCCGCCGCTATCGTATTTCTAATGATGAATGGAGTGAAGCCATAATGAGTGAATTTAATGTAATAAAAATGTACAGCAAATCACACCTTACTGACATGTGGTTTGTTGTGCGCAACGCAGAGGTTAAAAATAAACAAGACTATTATGGTCCGTGGTTTGATAAAGATGTTGCAACTAAGTTTATGCATGAAGAATTGTTAAGCAAATTGGACAAATAAAATGACACGCAGAATTAGAAAAGACGCCCCAATAGGTGCGACACACTTTGCAATCATCTGTGACGAGCTAAAGTATGTTAAAATCGACGAGTACAATAACCAGTTTATATATGCAGGTGAATGGATACCATCGGTGCTACTTGACCAGCGGTTTAATCTTCATGCGCTAAAGCTTGAGGTTAATCCGGTATTCTACGCTATGATAGCAATGATACTGGTAACCTGTTTCGTGGTATGGTTTATGTTTTGGGGTGCAAAATGAAAGAGTTCAACTTAGATATAAGGTCATTCGTAAGCGGCGGGGTCTCATCGATAGCGGATACATTAGCTAATCAGCTATTAAATAATCGTGAAAAGTTGATATCCGAATGCCTAAGCAGTAATGGTGTGGATATAAATAGTCACCAAGAGATAAAGCGAAGGGTTTCACTTACAACCTATGGTGATGGCTCTGAGTGTCTGGCGGTTGATGGCATGGCTGTTTTGCAATTTGATAGAATTGGCATCACAGTAAGCGGAGATAATCCAACGGTTGCGAGCCTAGAGATGAAATATAGAAAACTAGGGGTTTAATGCTATGGCACTAAATGACCAATTACTAGCTCACCACATTAACACGCTAAAACTAGCTGCTAATTCCGGTAAAACTGTGAATCCATATCTTGACGAGATGAAACAAATCATCCGTAAGTCAGTTGCTGGATTTGATAGCGATAAACGCACTGCTAAGCGATTAACTACGCTAATCAATACGCTTGCTAGCCAGTTGAATAAACCTTCTGGTAAGTGGCGCAAAGAGATTGAGGCTCAATTAAAAGACTTTGCCAAATACGAGGCAAATTATCAAGCCTCGACTATTGGCGGCTGGATTGATGCAGAATTAACTCAACCTACAGTTAACCAGGTATGGGCCGCTGCACAATTTCAACCTGTGAGTATTGGCGCGACTAAAGCTGTCGAGCTAACTACATTGCTAGATACGTGGGGAGTGAATGAGGTTAACCGTTTAGTCATGGGTGTTAAGCTTGGGTTTACTCAAGGCTTATCGACTAATCAAATTATCCGTAATGTTGTTGGTGCTGGTGGCTTATCGGATATATCGAAACGTGAAGCTAAAGGCGTAGCCCATGATGCTATCATGCACATGGCAAACGCTGCTAGATTTGAAACGTATGCAGAGAATGACGATATTATTATCGGCTATGAATTAGTGGTAACGCTTGATGGAAAGACCTCTGATATATGCGCAGCATGGCCTACAGGTAAGGTTTATAAGCTAACAGATCCCTATCGTCCGTTGCCAGGATTCCATCGATTTTGTCGTACTACCACTGCACCTGTGTTATCACCTAAGTTCGATATATTCGACCAAGGAGCTACGCGGGCCAGTAAAGGTGCCGATGGCGGCAAGGCGGTTTCAGCAGATAAAACATATTACGGATGGTTAGCAGATCAACCTGCATCATTCCAAGATATGCGACTCGGCAAGACTAAGGGGTTGATATTCCGTAACGCTGGATTATCTACCGAGGAGTTCAGAAAGCTATCCGTAGATGACTTAGGTCGCGGATTGACCATTGATGAAATGGCTAATGAAGATAATAAAGTTAAAATATATCTTGGTAAAAAGTAAATTAAATATTGACATTAATTTATAGATTGTTTATTGTTTAGATTCAAGAAAAGGAGGTGGCACAGATGATTTATTTGCTACTTGTCTTTTTGGTAATCCTTTACGGCTTAAAGGATTACGACACTAGAAAAAGACAGCATGAGTTACCATCATGCGTTGTGCCAAGGGTTAAATCCTTATCAACCTGGCGCGGAGTTTGGGCTTCGTAGACGCTGAATAAGCCAAGATACAAATAGAGGATTGATTTACCAATAAGTGACCGTACATGCGGTAACGATGCCAACTGCGAAGTGTTGACGCTCTCGAATAACTCTGTTGTATATGGGTTGTTTAAAATCTTGCCTGATAAAGTATCCGCTACTCACGTTAAGAGTAAACTTATGTTATTAACTTCACATAAGCACAAGATGTGGCCGCACATGCGGTTTATTATATTGTTAAGGTGTTTGTATGGCCTGCTATGTTTGTCGATAACATTTGGCGGCGTGACCAACTTGGAGTTTGCGACTTCTCAAACGCCTTAGCGATGTGATAAGTTGAGTTAAAGTACAGTAAGGTTGATGAGTAATCATTAGCACTAATCACATTAAGTCTAATCCATAACTGGAGGTGATTTATATGCCAGCTACGAGGCTATGACTAGCGCGCAAAGTAAACGCTGTGAAGCGTATATGATGCAAACCAATTCAGGAAGTATCGCATAATGGTATTGCAGCGGGTTGCTAACTCGTAGCTGAGAAATCGGCTTATAGGTTCGAGTCCTATTATTTCCGCCAAATTCGCACGATTAGCTCAGTTGGTAGAGCGCTTCACTTGTAATGAAGATGTCATCGGTTCGAATCCGGTATTGTGCTCCAATTAACATAAATAAGCATGGTGCAAAATGGATAACCACGAAGAAGAAATTGAAATGCTACATGGTTGCGTGCCAATTTATGAAAGGCCTGCAATTATAATCACAGAGCGAGTTGGTAATGCTTATGTTATTACCGAGTTTTCCACCAAAGAAGATTATGGTTACTACAAATCGCTTGAAGATTAACTATATCTACCGCCAACTAAAACCAGCTTAATTGCTGGTTTTTTGCTAATACTTGCTTGACAACTAAACACGGCATATAATCAACTAGAACTTAACACATAACGGACGGGGTCCATAATGTCAGATGATACAACTATCGACGGGGTCGATGATACAACAGATACGGAAATTAAACCTGAACCAAAGACATATACCGAAGCAGAGATGGCTGGTATTATTGCTCAGCGTGATAGTTTAATGGATGAAAAGAAAGGTGCCCTCAGAAAGGCGGAGGCAATTAGATTGCAAGCTGAGCAGGAAGCAGCAAAGAAGTCAGCCAACATGGAAGAGTTCGAGAAGTCATTGCGCGGTGAGTTCGCAGAAAAGGAAACTGGATTAACTGCAAAGCTTGAAGCGGCAAATAACAGAATAGCAAGTGAAAGCAAGTCGGCTTTACTAAGTCGATTTTCTGGTAAGTTTAATGAGCCCGAAGGTGTAGATCTAGTGTCTCATCTAGTATCAACATCATTCGATGGCGAAAACGTAAAAACAGAATTTAAAGATTTTACAGGAAAGGTGATCACTCACGATCCTGTTGAATATATCAAGTGGATGGGAAAGCACCCAGTGCTAAGCCAGCACATGAAAGCAGATGCGGCTAACGGTGGCGGTGCCCCTGGTAGTAAGCAAGTAAATGGCGGGGCCATGAACGGTAGAAATGAAGCGGCTGAAACCGCTAAATCCAAAGGTGATGCCATCGGCACGCTAAATGAACGCTTAAAAGGACAATTTAAACTATGACCGAAATCGTATCAGGTAGCTTAGCTGCCGCACTAAATGCAAAAATTATTCAGGAGCAATTTGATATTGTTCGCCCAGACATTAACGGTCTATTAGCTTTAGCCACATTTGGCGAGCCAGTGCGACCAGAAGCAGGTGATAAAATCACTTGGTTGGACATGTCTGTTGCTGCTGACACATTAACCACTAACGGCGCATTCTTGGCCGCCGCAACCACTATCACTGTCACAGATGGTTCACGCGCTCGTAAAGGCATGCTGCTGTATGTTGGCGGAGAATACATTGTTGTTACTTCTGTATCTGGTAATGATTTAACTGTATTACGCGGTCAAGGTGGCTCGGTTGCTGCTGATATCGCTGATGCAACTGTGATCAGCGTTGAATCTGTAGCGCGTGAAGAAAACTCAACAACTGAAACTGATGGCATTTATCAGCCTACTGATGTTGAAAACTTATTTCAAACTATGGATACAGCAATCGAAATGTCACGTCGTGCTATGGCGACATTGCAGTTCGGTAACACTAACGATCTTTCATTCCAAGTTAACGAGCGCATTCGTCAGCTTGCGATTCAAATGAATAAGACGCTAATTCGTGGCCGTAAAATGTCGCTGACTATCGCCGGTAAGAAAACCACTTATACTGGCGGTCTTGGTTACTACTTAGATCAAGCAGGTGCGTTATCTGTTGACCATCTTGGCGCAGCGTTAACACTTGAAGCAATCAACGTGCTACAGGCTAATATCGTTGCTCGTGGCGGTAAGGTTGACTCGCTGGTAGTTGGTATTAATCAGGCTCGCAAGCTACAAGCTTTGGTTAATGCTAAATATGGTTCACAGCGCTTAGGTGACTTTGTGAGCGACCAAGGTGGTTTAGTTCGCTTACCTTCTGACTTGCCACAAATCGGCGGCGCGTCAACAATCGTTATTGATACAAACTTAGGCGATGATGAATTACTATT